AGGATTCAAGGGATGTTTGAATTGTAAACACCTATTTAGTGATGAAATATCCTGTAAGGCGTTTCCTAATGTTATCCCAAGTGATATTCTTACCAATGAGTTTGACCACAGAATACCGTGGGAGGGAGATAATGGAATATTATATGAGCCTAAGGATTAGGGGTATGTTGCTATTGCTATAGCATCAGCCCCAAGTGGGACATCTGTGCTGTAATGTACCCACCGTGAAACAATATCTTTAGATTTATTAAACGATTCTATATTTCTTGTTCCGTGAGTTAATATATATAATGGGTCTACGAATCTTCCTGACTCCCCGAAAAATCTCGCTATAGCCCTTTCTATTGCCTGTTCAATAGGTAGGTCTGCAAATGCTGTTGATACGCTATAGCCTAAATCATTAAATATCCCTATTTGTTCTAATACTTTACTTGAATTTTTCATTGTTTGGTCTAATAGTATATGTCTATTCTCATTTCTTGCCATCCTGAGGGCTAATTTTAAAACATTGTCTGCCTCATCGTGGTAAGAATAAGCCCTCCACCCAAGTTTTTCTATCCCGTCAAATTCTGCTAACAAAGTTTTAACCGCATCAGAATCAAGGTGTACAAATCTTTTTTTCCATCCGGGGAAAGCCTGATTTAACATAGTTGATTTTCCGCTACCGGGATAACCTCCCGTCATTAACATCTCAGGGATTTCCCCTCTCCCTGCTTTCTTTCCTTTATTAACTATATCCCTTGCTAATTTTTTATGCAGTAATAATCTATTTTTATCCCACATTCCCGTGGTTTTGTTATAATAAACATCCTTTGTTTTGCCCAATCTAATGAGTTTTTCCCGTGCCTTAACAGTTTCAGACCAAACTTTAGCCCTTGAGATTTTTTTACGTTTCAACATTTCTCCGGCAGTTTTTGTATCTAAACGCATAATCTTTTTATAGTCAGCAATCTGTCTTTTGTTTAATCCATATATTTTAGCGTATTTTTTTTCTATGTCTGTCAGTTTTATATCTTTAGGTCTTACTGTGGCACGTTTTTCAGGTTCTACGGGTAAATTAACCTCCCTGTCTATCTTACCTGAGGGGTCTAATATACAATAACAATAACCCCGGCAGACACTCCATCCTGTACCGGGCATCCCTAAAGATTCCCACTCTGCCAAAACATTAATTTGTCCCGACCTGCTACTGCAATCAGTACAAACCTTATGACCCGCTACAGTTACCCACATTAATTCGTCTGTCGGCTTATATGCCTCAAATTGACCTGCCCTCCCGGTTTGGTTAATCCCATTAGAGAGGGTTTCCTTTGTGGAGTTTTTTAGATTCCCAAATATACGCCCTGCCTGTTTTAGGTCTTGGTCTATAAGTTTCTTAATTTGGTCAGGTGCTATTCCTGCGTTAGCCAACTCAGAAACCCGCTTATTTATATCTACCCCAAATTTTTGTGCATCAAATACGGCATTACTCAACCCCTGTTGCATTATAAGAGATGCAGAATCATCCATTTTACCCATAGCGGAATTGAACACATCCGTGAAATCATCCCCAAATATTTTAGTTAGTTCCGGGTCTAATGGCATTATTTACTCATTGCGGTTTTAATCCGGGTATTGGCAAGTTTCATAGTATTTATATATGCCTGTCCTTTTTCCCTGAAATCCTTTGTTATCCCAAACCATTTCCGGGCAGGGACTTTTTTACCGGGAATCATAGACTTTGATGATGTAGTAAAACCCTCATTGTGTAAAACCCCATAAGTTGTACCCCTCCATTTGCCCACCATTGCTATCTCAAAGGACAAATTACTTGGAGTTGGGCGTTTGATACGGGTTTGGCGTAACTTGCCCTTTTTGACCCCTTTATAACTGTTAGATGGGTTTCTATGCAATACTTTCGTTCCATCCCCACGCATTTTACGGATATTTACGGTAGATTTCCGCATTGAGGTAAAGGATTTCCCATCTATATCCCTGCTATCAACAATATTTTTCTGAATATCGGCATTTAGTCCGTTCATTAATGTATTTAATGCCTCTATTGCAATCCCGTTTAGTTTCTTTTCTAACTTCGAGAAACTATAGGTGGATTTTACATCAACCACCCAAGTCATCATTATTTCCATTGTCTCTGCGACAGTTTGGGTCTTTCATGGATTTATCATAAAGTGATAAATTAATATTTTGTAAAGGCTTGTCAATTTTTGCCGTTGCTATTATAGAGTTTTGAATCACCCTTTTAGACCCACCGCTAACATAGGCTTTCCCTGTGTAAGTATCTGTCTTAACATCATACACGAAAAAGACAGATTTATATATACCAACACGGATAATTCTTGCAGGTTCTCCATCAAGAAAAACAACGTCATCTGCATTATAGTCTGAACCTATGAAAACAAGAAAGCCCTGTATTGCTGATTCTATTAAATTCCTAACGAGAAATAGGAGGGCTAAACCAAGTAACCAATAGACTTGTCCCCCTATAAATGTTTCTATTTGTGTTTCGTTCATACATTCTTTTTAGCAAACTCCTGCCCGTTACTGTAAGATGCCTGTAACCTGTCTATAATAGTTGTAAATGATTGCCCTATAAAGTCTGTGGCAAACTTCTCAGGGTCTTTTAAAACATCGTCTACGTTAATACTTTCATCAAATTCCAACTCAAAATCAAGCAGTTGTTGGAGTTTGGTTAAGTAGTTTAGCAAAAGGTGATTGTTGTTTTGTGGCATTATTTGCCTCTTTATTTTTCTTTAAAATAGATTTAGCCTGTTCTGCGGTCAGGTCTTTATTATACTTAACCATTAAATCAGCCTCTGTTGTCATGTTGTGGGCTAATAAATACTCATCCCACGCTATCATGTCCTGTTTCGTTTCCGGGTATTCAGGTTCAACAAAATCCACGCCCATATTTTCAGGCAGACTAAACCCATTAACCTGTGCAATAACCTTTTCAATTCTGTAAAAATCCTGTTCATATTTATACCATAAATCTAAATCGTCTTGCCAATCTTGGAATCTCTCTAAGTCCTTTATTTTCAGGGCGATACCTGAGGATGGTCTTTCTGTGCCGGACTCATCTAATACAACGTGTAGGTGATTATTTTGTGCGGTTAGTTCTACCATAGTTTTTAGGAGTTTAATGGCATCGTCCATATTAGCCTTAGGGCTTAATATATTTACGTTTGCACCCTCAGGCACAACCATAATTTCGTCAGACCCGGCACGGGTAATGTTATCCTCTGCATACATCCCCTCTATAGCATACTGACCAAATAGGTGAAAACGCATACCGAGATTCATTTCAGTTAATAGAATATTAGCCTGTTCGTTTGTCTTTATAATATCATAAGCACCTGCAACAAAGAACTCAGATAATTGATGTTCCCGGTGAGTGAACACAAAAGGCAGAACACCATAGACATTAGGATATTCCTCTAATAAAATCCCCTCTTCATCATGGATACAGTAATACTCAGAGTCCCAATAGACCCATTTGACCTGTTCAGTATAACTAACATCGTCTACCCCCTGAGTCATAGGATAAATTATAGCGGTTGGTGTAAATGGGTCAGCCTCATCTGTGAAAATATCAAAATAATACACGGGGTTATAATCGTAATGGGCTATAGGGTGTTGCTTAAATGTTATCTGTGTTGCAACACTCCCCAACAGGCGGGTCATTTTTTCAATATGTTTAAACCTAAAATCTTTAACATAGGAAAGCCCGTTATATGTTTTATTGACATTCCGGGTAGCCCCCAATGTGTAAATCCTGCTCATGCGGTCTATAAGTTTCCGGGTGATATTAAAACAGGACGGGGGGATTTCCTGAAATGATTGGGCTTTAAATCTACTTGTTATGTATTGGTCTGTATTATCCCCGGAGTAGTAATCTAAGTATTTGTAAACTAAGTCTCTACGGTGTTTTGAATTTTTATATTTTTGGTCTGATATAGATTTTTTAATTAAATCCTGTGGAATCATTGTAGCCATGTCGGTCTATCTCCCTTTTTTTACTAATGAATATTGTCTAATTGGAAACCTATTAACTACGCCATATCTAAGGGCATCGAGGCTGTGGTCGCTATGCCCATCTTTTAGAGGCAGGTTAGTTAAGGGTCTATTCTCTTTATGTTCAGGGTATCTATATGACTCAAAGTCCTCTATAAGCCCCTTACACTTTGGAGTAACGAATAACCTACGTGTACCATCTTTAGCCCTGACAAAGTTCCTGACGTGGCTAATTCCTGAGTTAATACTGCGTGATGCCTTGTCCCGTAATGCGAAAACACGCCACCCTGTAGCCTTATAAAATAAATCTATTTCCCCAATCCCGGTAGAACTCTGCACCTGATAACCTGCGGGGTCTCCATATACTTGTGCTATTCTGTATTTTTTTGCCTTAATCATGTCAGCCAAATCATATACACGTAAATTAGGTTTGTGAACTATCTCATCAATAACGTGTATCGTCCACGTATCAGAGGTTTCATGCGTTTTATAGCAAACAAAGAACACTACAGCAGGTAGCCTAAATCCAAAATCTATAGAAACATAAACGGGTAAAAGCCCATCATAATTTAGGGGCTTTACGTTATCATCTCTGTTAAAATCATCATATACCCGCCCGGACATAGTTGTGAACATTGCGTTATATTCTTGGTCAAATACAGACCTGTGGAGAGTACGTTTAGCCTCCATAAAATCAGCATCATTCTTTCCGTCAGGGAACGCATGATGGTTTTCCCACGATGGAGAATTGAAACTATACCAAGCCTCCTCAGTATCTGACAACTTATATAAATCATGGAAACTATTAAACCCGTGAGGGGTAGATATAAAAATAGCCCTCCCTTTGCGGTCAGATAATGCAGGCCGTATGTACATCTGCCAAATATTTCTGAGGTTTATTTTACTTGCCTCATCAAATATTACCAAATCCAACCCAAGCCCAATCAACTGCGTAGGATGCTCTGCGGATTTTCCCTGAATGGTAGACCCCCATTCAAATTCTATAAATTGGTCGTTGAGTGATTTTCTCCGTGTTGGCATCCTGTGTTTAATTATAAGGCTGTCCCATACCATTTTAAAAATACGTTCTGATGTTCCATAAGTAGGTGCAACAATCCAAACATTTTTATTCTTTTGCGTTACTACTAATTCCGCCTCCCGTGCTGATGCGTAAGACTTTCCCCAACGTCTACCACAACACGCAACAGTAAAACGGACATTGCGGGGAGGGTTGTGTAACATCATTTGCCCCTTATGTGGCTGATATTCACTAAAATTAAACCATTTGTCCCTGTATTTGGCTATATTATCCATAAAAGTATTTTTTATTAACTTATAACTATTGGTAAATTTACTTATATATTCAGTTCATTTTGAATTAAAATAAAGGCAAATCAGATGATTTCAGAAGATAATACTGCTAATAATGAGCAGGGAGAGGACTCCAAGACTGAGGATACAGTAGACACCTCAGACTACAAATCGTTATACCATAAGGAAATACAAAACAATAAAAAACTGCGTACACGTTCTCAGGATGCCGAGGCAAGACTTGAGGAATTTGGTGTTAAGCAGGAAGATGCCCGGAAAACCCGGCTACAGCAGGAGGGAGAATATAAAACCCTACTTACTGAGCAGGACACGGAATTAAAGAGGCTTAAAACTCTTGAAAAAGACCACAACTCTTTAATCGGGCAGATGAAAAATAATATTATTGCTAAATTTCCTGAGGAAGAACACGATGAGTTATCTCAGTTAGACCTCTCTGCTTTGACTATATTAGACAAAAAGGTTTCAGGTATGCAACCAAGTAACCCGCCTCCCGTTGTTGGCGGTGTAAAGTCTAAAAAGACTTTTGATTTAAATAAGATGACAGCAGATGAGAAACGTAATAATTGGGATGCCATTGTAGAATCATTTAAAACTTAAAAAAAAGGATTAAAAAATGGCTTATGTAAATACAAGCGTAGGTTCAGCCAATACTGACCTTGACGATTTTGTACCACAATTATGGAGTAAGGGAATCAATGATTATATGACAGAACAGTTTGTTCTTGCTAACATAGTAGATACCTCCCTATCCGCTTTGGTTAAGAAAAAGGGGGACGTTGTAAACATTCCCTTAATGACCGAGAAAACCGCAACGGCTACAGACCCGGCAACTTTTTCTGCGATAACAGATAATCTAACATATCATTCAAATAATGACGATGCAAAAACAATAACAGTAAATAAACTGTTTTATTCTGCACAGATTATTTCCGACATTGCTCATGTACAGGCATCACCTGAATATTTTGATATGTATGTTAAGGGTATGGGTTACGCTGTGGGTAGAAAAATAGAGGCATTAATTGCTGACGATATTACAGGATTGACCGTAGGAAACACCGTTCAGTTAGACCTTGATGCTAACAATGTTTTTGATGCCGGAGACATGGGGAATGTATTAAGGACAATGGCACAGAATAACTTTGACCCTACAAGCGGATGGGCGATGGTTGTTAGCCCGACCCTATACGGAACAATGATGCAGATTAATAATTTTACGTCTGCGGACTATGTTGCCTCTCAGGGTGGGGTAATAAAAGGCGGTAGAGGAAATGTTGGAACACTTGCGGGGATGCCTGTGTATGTTTCCAATCGGATGAAAGAGACCACTACAAACGACCATATTGCGGGGGCAATATTTAGACCTGATAACGCTAAATTGCTCTATCAGATAGCCCCGAAGGTTGTGTCTCAGTATTCTGTTGATTTCTTAGGAACTAAGATAGCATCTTATGTGGCTTGTGGTTTTGATTTTGTTAGAGATGGCGAAATAATAACTCTGACTAACTTAGGATAATCTAAATTAGGCACGGGAGGGGTAATCCCCTCCCGTGTTGTAAGGGAGTAAAATGGCTACAAAAGAAAAAGAATATAAAGCGAAGTTTTCCTGTAGGGGAGTTATCCCATATTGGGTTGAACCGATTATAGGGAAAGATAATTATAGTAAACTACAAAAGGGGGACAGCGTTAAACTCCCTCTTGGTTTACAAAAGGGAGTGTATCAGTTTATGTCAGAAGTCCCTACCCGCTCTAAGGTTAAAAAGACAGCCCCTAAAAAGAAGAAATAGTAATGTGGCTTTTGAAAACTTTATTGACAAAATATTAGAACGTGAGGGTGGAGACAAAATCACGGATGACCCTTTGGATTCAGGTGGCGTTACCAAATATGGAATAAGTGCTAAAGGTTCAGGATTATCCCCGGAAAAGATTAAAAGCCTCACAGAACGTGAGGCTATTGACATATACAGAGATAATTATTATAAACCGTCCAAATGTGATAGACTACCTGACAGATTGCAGGAATCATTCTTTGATGCGGTGGTAAACTGTGGAATTTCACGGGCTACTAAAATCCTCCAAAAATCAGCCAACAATAAGAACCCGAAAGGTAACCAAATAAGCGTAGATGGACGGATTGGCAATGCTACGATTAAGGCGGTGAGTAACTTAGAGGTGGAAAGATTTAAGGCGTTCCGGGCAAGATTCTACTGTGAGTTGGTAGCGAAAAAGCCCCAAAGTGAACGGTTTTTTTATGGATGGTTTTCAAGGGCATTAAAAGCATGAACCAACAATCCAAAAACGCATTATCCAATGCCAAGCACCGGGAATGGGTTGTTAAAACCCTTACAGAACACAGCGTTAAGTTAGAAAGTATCCAAAAGTATTTAGATATCTCTACGACAGATTTAAAAATGGTTATCCAACAAATGGGACAGTTAGAGCAAAAGTTTATGTATTTTAAAGGGCTATCGTATTTTTTAATGGCGGGATTGGCAGTATTCATTTCAGTAATAGGATTATTAACTTAGGAGAATATCATGGAATTTCTGATTAGCAAGTTAGGTGGTCAGGCGTTAGGATACGTAGGAGGGGGTATAGGAGGGGCTGTAGTGCTATGGTTGATGAAACGTATACCCAATGACAGTATAAAGGCTAAAGTAGCCTCTATGGGCTATTATTTGGGCGTTTCGCTGACTTTAGGGCTTAGCAAGTGGTCATTTACCCGTAAATTTTGGAATAAGACCATAGAACCCTATTTTGTGGACTTAATGGATAACTGTGTATCACATTTTATAAAACATTTTATTATAGGGTTGAGGTCTGATAATTAAATGGCAGGATTAACAGGAAAAACCCCAAAAGTAACTTATAAGGATTTACTCCAAGTAGATAACAGTAATTCCGGGTTAGATGGGACTCCACGTGCCATTAAGGACGGTGAGGGTGTAACCTCCGCATTAAAGGTATCTACAGACGAGGTTGAAGTATCACCTGTATCTGACTCCACAACAGCGTTTAGGGTTGCAAATTCAGGGGATACTGAAAAACTTTTAGTAGATACCACCAATAGTTATGTTAAAGCATTAGGTTATCACGTAAATACGCAGTATGCTCATTTTGGAACAATGTCTACTGATGCAATCCCATCGTCAGCCGACACGCATACGGCTATACCTTTTGGGAATGTTTTTGGGTCAAATACAGAGGTTACTTTTGGAACATCAACTGACCCTGCTACCTCATTAACTATAAGTACCACAGCGGATGATGTTTTGTGCGTTATATGGTATGTCCCTGATAATATTACAGTAGATGC